CCGCATATCTTTCTGGAACGTTGTAGTGAGACGGTACGGGACAAAAACAGGGTAATCCACAGTAGTTACAACAGCAGGGTCACCCGAAAGCGGGTAATCCCATGTACCGCCTTCCAAATCATCCCAGGTGCCATCTTCGAAGTCATCCCACAAGTTGACGCTAGAAACATAAGCGATAGGGTCCGCGGTGCCCACAACGTCACGTGCCGTATACACGTCTGCAGCCCAATAAAACAACCGTTTCCAACTATCAGGCATACCAAAATCAAAAGCTTTACTTTCCGCTTTACACGTCATTTCTTCTTCAATGGTTTGACCGTACGCGTCCACACTCTGATACAACGCTTGCAAAGAAGTAGTGTTTAACCCTGTGACACCGTATAGTACGTCCGGGGTGAGGTCATTTTCTTTACGCGGCGCAACAATACCCCACGCAAAAGCAGTATCCGAAACCCATTCAGACCAAGACCCTTTCTCTAAATCGAGGGCGTACATAGAACCACCAAACCAGACCAAAGCTCTATCACCAAAAATGGTTAAAGCAGAAAATATGGACAAATCAAGAGTGTTGGCGCTTTGAGCGAACTGTACCCGTTGCACATCGTTTAACGGGTAAAACTGGTACGACACAAACCTGTACAAACGCCCACCACTTAACACCAAATACGAAAACTGGTATTCACCCACAGAATACTTGTTGTCCGCGCCCACGGTTCGGCTAAGAGCTTCCAAAATACCGTCACCAGGGGTTGACGTGTAACGGTAATAAAATGTGCTTTTAGTGCGGAAAATATATATTTCAGCAGTTGACGCCACAAGTTTAGTAATAAACTGTCCGTCACCAGCCTCAACATTAAAATAATTGTCCGGGTCCCACTCGTTGATACTTGTCGCACCAGGGCCAGCGGTTGTAATGTTAGAAAACCAAATACGTGTTTTGTTTGACCCTGTTTCACGGGAAATCATAAAAAACCGTGACTTGTACAACGTAATCTGTTCACCCTTCGGCATGGGCGTTGCACCACCGCTTAGTTGGATAAACGTTGTCCCGTTGTAGTAACCGCCCGCTTGAGTTGCGGAACAAATATATAAGTTACCTTCAAACTGTGCTGCGCCGCTAGCGATAATGCTCGTAATAAGCAAATATGTTTCGTTCTCAAGGTCATACAAATACGTACCTGAACTACATGACACAACAAGAAAAACATCCTCATTAACGTCTGTGTAATAACCGTGTAAATCAATTTCGGCATCTACAACCGGGGACTCCGCAACCTGGTGGATAGGGGGTCGCGACACTAATGTACCGTTAGAGTCCAGTTCGAAGTTCTGCATAACATGCAGTTCGTCTTCGCGAATAGTGGTGATATCCGCAACATTGTTCAAACCACCCATAAAGGATGACACAATGAGCGGTTCAGACCGTGTACCTTTACCTACGGGGCTGAACCGCCGCACCTCAGTTGCCGGCAGCACCGCCATTACAGGTCCTCAATACGCGCAGTGTTAGTGGGGTAAGAGTTAACTTGTGTCGCGTTTTCCTGGTTCGCTAACAAGTTCATAGCGTTCACGTATTCGGCTTGCTTATATTGTGCAGCCTCCCAGTTCTCATCCAACTGGTACGCACGAGCCAACACCAAATCTACAACACGTTGATAATACTTGTCGGGCACATTCAATGTTTCCGACAAAGCTGCAAGGTTCGCTGGTTGGCGCACAAAAAACAACCGCAAACCATTTGTCACGTTTTCTAAGGGTTTCGGAAAAAGGTAAATGCTTCCTGCCCGCTCATACCAAATAGATGGTTTCACGTCCTGAACAATGTCAGAGTCAGGGTTCGACAAAATATAGGTTTGTGCTTCCTGGAACGTGTAATACTGCAACGGTATACCTTCGTAATGTAACGCTTCAATGTATTGAATTTTTTCCGACGGGTACGTGTAAACATCTTGCCCGCTTACAACGTTTGTGTCTGCAACGTCTTTCAGGATAGGGTTTTGTGAAATGATGTCTTGTTGGGCGCTATTAATCCAGTTAAGAATGTCATTGTCGGTGATTTGACGACCGTCAGGGTCACCGAACTGACGCTTGACAGCGTTTGCAACTTCGGTGCCTGTGCGCGTGAAAATCTCAGCGGGCATTTATTACTCCCAGCGACGTTTATTGAGCATGTATTTCATTTTATCGCGTTTTTCTTCCATGTCGTCCGCACGACGACGTTCCTCCAAAATATGTCTTGCATGGGTTAACGCATCAAACTTGTCTAGTTGTTTCCCAAACCTGTGCGTATCCCACTCAAATACTTGAGCAAGAATGCGTTCATCTAACATGGTTTCCGGGTAAACGCTCACAATATATTCGGGTAAACCAAACGGGCGATGCCATACTGCATAAGGTTTATTGGGTTGGTCTTCTAAATATGGGTGACCTGGTGGGAGTTTTTCTAAAAACAAATCTTTATTGTAATCTTGCAGAATTTGTGCGATACGGCGGCCCCGTTCGGGCAAATCTAAATTTTTAAAAAGCATAACCATGCATCTAGCATACAAGAAACCCCCCCGCAGGAAGGAGGCGCGGGGGGGTTTCTCTCTAGGAGGTGGATGCGAAGTTAGACTTCAGCGATACCAGTCAGTTTACCATGCGCGTTGCGACGGTAAGTGGTCAACTCCGAGTAGTTGCGCATTTCAGCAACAAACGCGTCGTATCCGGACAGTTTCTGCCAGATAGCGCCCTGCTCGTCGATGAACTCCCATCCCACGTTGGTGTTGAGCGCAAGCTCCTTGTCGTTCGGGAAGAACGCAACACCAGCCGGGCAGTCGAAGTCAGTCATCATGGGGATGTCACCGTAAGGTGTGGTAAAGGTAAGTCCACCAGAAACACCACCATTCATGTCCTGCTTGTTCACAAACTGACGCAGACCCTGCAGTGCGTTCCAGTATGCACGGTACACACCAGGGGTCGTCAGGATGCGGGTAGGCCGCGAACCCTGCTTGCGAACGTTGAGGATAACGTCGTCGAGGTCAAGCTCGGTTAGTTCTCCACCAGCGTCAGCGGGCGTGGTCACATAGGATGACCATTGAGGGTGCTCGGTCGGGTCAATGCCGAAGAGTGTTCCGGAAGCCTTGATGATGGCTCCGAAACCGGTCCACTCCTTGTTGTAGGAGTTGGTTCCCCCGGCAGCGGTACGCGAAGAACGCACGATGATGTCGTCAGTAACGGCAGTGACAGCAACGCTCACAGTAACAGTGAGAGTTGCTTCGTCAATGTCGGTGATGGTGACATATGCGGTGTTCTGCGCGGTAGGCAGGTCATCGTGGTCCAGGATGTCAAGGCGGGTACCAATCTCAAGGTACTTCACCGAGTCAACCGTGAACGTAGTCGCTGCGGAAGGTGAGCTGGTCAGAACGGCAAGCGTTCCGGTTCCGTCACCATAAACCTGACGGTTCTGGTCCTTAGCGAGGTCCTGCTTGATGCGGGACATTTCTTCGCCAACATAGTCGACGAATGCCTGCGGGTTGGACTTTGCCTGGTACATGGTCTGACCCGTGCACTTGATAGCGCCGTACTGGCTCTTCAGACCGGTTGAACCACGGGCGTAGGTCTGCTGACCTGCGTCGGGCAGAGCTTCCAGCTCGTTACGAGCACCAATACCGTGGTTGCGTCCAAAGTGAGCAACAAAGTTCACTCCGGCACCACCAACGTTAGTGATGTTCTTCGCGGTGCTCTTAATCATCCCCAGTGCCGGGGTGTCGTTGTTAATCTGCTCGTTAACGCCATCGGAGTAAATCTGTTTCAGAATCTCCGAGCCGATAGTGAGCGAAATACCGTCAGCCATAGTTTTTTCCTTTCTTCGGCTTGGGTTTTTTGCCTATTTTTTCCCAGCCGTGAGGACGGCCATATAACAAGATTAGCAAAAAAATGACTAATCTTGTATTTAGCCGGCTGTTAGTGTCTGTTTGCGCGTCTAGTTCTCTGAACCCAGACGAATAGCAAGCGCCAAGGCAGCTTCTCTTTTAGCATCTTCCGAACTCAAATCGGGTGGGGCTGGTGCGGTCATTCCCGTACCACTCCCCACAACTTTAGGTGGACGTTTCGACGCATACTTGCGACGAAGGTTTTCTTCATAGTCACGCAACTCATGGTATGCGTGAGCTACGGAAGGATTGTTGCCAGCGTGGGCGTTAGCCACAGCACGCTTAACAACCTCAGCCCTGTCAAACGTCCCATACTTCTTTTCCAGTTCGCCCAACTCGCTTTCTAGTTGACGTCGCCCCGCTTCCATTTGCTCCATTTGAATGCGTTGCTCTTGAGATTGTTTTTGCGATTCCTCAAGCTGTTGAAGCCGTTGCTGGGTCTCCGCCAACTGTTGCTGTAACGCCAGTTCTTGTTGCGACACTGCCGCCGGTTGCTGGGTTTCTGTTTCCTCGAACCCGAAATAGTTTTCAAATTCGTTCGCGGGATGCTTCTGCTGTGTCGTTTGGCGTTGCGAAATAAGTTGCTGGGTTTGTTCAATTTGTTTCCTTAGCTCTGCAACGTTGCCGGCGTCTTGCGCCCACCCGTAAGTTTCTCCTAAACCGTCATAGAACCTGCGGGGGTCTTTGACGAGCGCTTGCTGCATTTGTATAGCAGCTTCAATGTCTTGCTCGGTGAGCCCTTGAGAAGTGAACCTTCTGAGTGGTTCTGTTTCTTCTATGACACGCTGGTAGCGTCGCTGCCAGTCTTCGACGAGCGGTTTGAGGTCTTCGTGGAGTGGTTCGGGGACGATGCTTTCAATGTACGACCATGAGATTGGTTCGTCGTCACTGTCCGTGTCGTTGTCGTCTTCTGCCGCAATGGGTTCGTCGTCTTCTGGTTCTTCGATGGCGACGTCATCTACGGGTTCTTCAATGGGTGTTTCTTCGTTTGTTTCTTCTCCGAAACCGTCGAAGCCTTCCACATTGGAGAGGTCTAGGTTTTTAATATCAAAGGTATCGTTTTGGTTAGCCATAACCCTAACTATACCACAGACGCCCTTACCTTACGCTACCGTTTGCGCGAGCGTGCAGAAAAACGCATTTACTGCATTTCAGATATGCAGAATTGTGCAAATTATGTGCGCTCGAACATAGCAAACGTGATGTCACCACCAACTTACCAACATTTAAGCCGGTAAGTGTAGGTAAGGAAAATTCCTTACTTTACCATTTTACTTTGTCAGCCCAATAAGCCGCAGAAGTCTTACCCTTAGCAATGTTCTTAGAATGACGCGCCTTAAACGAAGAACGCTTCTTCTTCATACGGTCAGACTCCCCAGCTTTAGGCTTACCGGCGGTACTAGCACCCTGCTCACCAAACCGAATTGTTTTAGGCTTACCATCAACCTCAACCACAACAACGTGAGACTTTTTAGGATGGTTGGGGGTACGCTTGGGCTGGTTGTAACCCGACACGCCAGCATTCCTCAGAGCTGCAGCCTTACGGCTTTTTGCCTCAGCCATTACTTTTTTCCCTTCGACACAGCCATGTTGTCAACAAGGTTAGGGTAAGGGCGCCCAGCCTTCTTAGCGCGAGCTTTAGCCTGCGCCTTTTGTGCTGGGGTCAACGACATCCGCTTGCTCTTAGGTTTAGGGTTGGGTGTGTTCCACACCTTCTTTTCCACTAGATTGTTTTTCTCCAATCTATATATTCATCGGAAATATTGGGGTCTGGTCCTACAGACCCATCTTCGTAAAGAACAAGGCCGCGGCGCTTCAGGTTTGCCCTCATGCGCTCCATTACGTATGCGTCCATGATTTCCGGGTCTACTTTGGCGCTCGAGCTTCCGATTCCCTTGCGACCCTGTACTCTACCCCCCTTGCGCGGGGTTGTATTGCGGCGTGGTTGTTTTTTCTTTTCCATTACATTGCTCTTTCTGGACCCATAAAGTCCGTCATGTTACCTGTTTGTGGGGGTGGAGGCATCGACCCCGGACCCGTAGAACCTACAGCCGGCGCAATACTTCCAGAGTTACCCGGCTCATAAGCGCCACCAGGTTGCGGACCACCAGGAGGCAGAAGCCCCATCATCCGCATAGCCCGACGTGCTTTATGCTGGGCAACGTGGTTCATTACCTCATCCTGAATATACTGAGGCAACATCTTGTATGAAGAACTCTTCTGCATCAACTCGTGAATCTCAATATGCACATCATCATTATCCCACTCATTAATCGGGATAACACTTTGACGTGGCGGAATCTGACCATCAGGTCCAGGTTGCACCTCACCCATAGCCACCCGCATTTGATGCATCTGGTCAGCCATCATCACCTGTTCCTCGGTGAGGCGCTTAAAGTCAATGTTTTCGGTTTGGGCGGCACGCTTATCAATACCGCGGCGGGTAGTCCACTGCTGCAACATGGGCATGTCAAGCAACTCGAAGCCCTCTTGCGGTGTCATGTAACCAAACTTCATAAAGTCCATAACATTCGCCATGCGTGCACTCTTCGACTGTGGTAGTGCGCTACCAGCCTCAATGCGCAAGTCGGTTCCGCGTGCGATATCCGAACCTTTCAACAAAATAGCTTCGTAACCACCATCGTCACCTGTGGCTTTCACCAGTCGCGGCACATCCCAATAATCAGCGCACAAAGACAACGATTGACGTGCCGTGTCTTCTACCGCTGACTCTAGTGACGTAATAGTGGGTTGCAGGTAAGAGTCGTCACGTTCCTGCAAATACGCAATAGCGGTGGCAGCCGACACGCCGCCAGGAGCCTGCCCTCGTGACACCTCATGCTGACCGGAAATGTCCTCGAAGTTCATTTGCTGGCGTTCGTTAAACTGCACCACATAAGACGGCAACTCGGTGAGCGCCATGGGTTGCGGTCTTTGCGCGTTGGGGCGCACAGGAATCCA